TGTCCGTAAGCTGTCCCACACCTTTATCACCGCCTGCGGTGTTCACAAGATCCCTGTGGTCACCTCTCACGGCACTGCCAACTGGGTAGAGGAAGCCGGTGAGATCCCCGAGACTACTGAGACCTTTGGTCAGCAGTACATCGCTGCGCACAAGCTGACTGCCCTGATTAAGATTTCCGAGGAGCTGCTCAACGACGCTGCCTTCAACCTGGAGGAGTATTTCCAGAAGGAGTTTACCAAGCGTATCACCAATGCCGAGGAGGTTGCATTCCTCACCGGCGACGGCAACGGCAAGCCTACCGGTCTGCTGGATGCTGATACTGGTGCAGAGGTTGGTGTTACCACCGCTTCCGCTACCGAAATCACCGCTGACGATGTTATCAATTTGTACTACAGCCTCCGCGCACCTTACCGGAGCAAGGCTGTGTGGCTGCTGAACGACTCCACCGTCAACGCCCTGCGTCTGCTGAAGGACAAGAACGGTCAGTTTATCTGGCAGCCCTCTCTCAAGGATGGTACTCCCGATATGCTGTTGGGTCGTCCCGTTTACACTTCTACCGCATTCCCCAGCATCGGTGCCGGTCAGAAGGCAATTGCCTTTGGTGACCTGTCCTACTACTGGATCGGTGACCGTGAGGGCATCACTTTCCGTCGCCTGAACGAGCTGTACGCAGCCAAGGGTCAGGTCGGTTTCCTGGCTACCAAGCGTGTGGATGCAAAGCTGATCCTGCCCGAAGCCGTCAAGGTGCTGCAGCTCGGCTCCGCATCCTGATAACAGGAGGTGGCGGTGATGAGTGAACTTCTGACAAAGGTCAAGCAAAACTTAATATTGGAACACGAGGCTGACGATCCTCTGCTGGAGAGCTTCATCACCGCTGCCATTGCCTATGCGGAAAGCTATCAGCATATTCCCGAAGGCTACTATTCGGAAAATGCGATGCCTCCCACCACAGAGCAAGCAGTCATTATGCTGTCGTCCCACTTTTATGAGTCCCGGGACGGCAGCACCGGTGGCTTCTTTGCAGACAATGTACAAGCCGGACAGCAAACCTGGAACACGGTCAATATGCTTCTCCGGCTTGATCGGAATTGGAAGGTGTAGCGATGAGCTTTGGAAAAATGAATGGCTTTGCGGATATCGTTGCCGTAAGGCGTGTGAAAGATAGCGAGGGTTTCGCCACTACGGTGGAGGAAACTCTCGCTTCCATTCGTGTTTACCGGGAAGGTCGCCACGGAAGTCAGCGGTGGGCTAATCTTGCCGCCTTCTCCGAGGCGACTGACCTTTTCCGGTTTCGGTGTATCCCGGGGCAGCCTGTGACCACGGATCATATTATCGTCTGCGATGGTGAGCGTTATGAAATCACCTCCGTAGAGGACGTCAAAGGTCGCGGGATGTATGTGGAAGCCCTAGCTAAAAAGGTGGTGGCTACCAGTGGCAAAGGTTGATATCAAAATGCCGGATGAGTTCTTGGAGCGAATGTCCAAGCTCGGCAGTAACTTTGATGCCATTGCAGAATCTGTCCTAGAAGCCGGTGGGGAGATTATTCTTGACAGAGCTAGGAGCAACCTATCTGCCGTGGTCGGTAGTGGTACAAAGTACGACTCTCGATCCACGGGTGAATTGGAAAATGCTCTCGGCTTGACTCCGGCAAAGGTGGACAGAAATGGCAATCACAATATCAAGCTTGGTTTTGCCGAGCCTCGTCGGGATGGTGGCAGTAATGCAAAGCTTGCCACGATCCTGGAATACGGTAAGCACGGACAGCCAGCAAAGCCCTTCCTAAAACCTGCTAAGAGTGCATCCAAAACAGCCTGCCAAAATGCAATGATGCAAAAACTGGAAGAGGAGGTCGGTAAGCTATGAGCGTTCTTGCGGACATCCAGTCGGCACTTTCCGGACTGGATATTCCTATGGAAACCGGTGTGTTTACTGGGGTAGCACCTGTGAAATATATCGTGGTTGTCCCCATTGTAGATACCTTCGATCTCCACGCTGACAATGCTCCCAATGCAGAAGTGCAGGAGGCTCGTATTTCCCTGTACTGCCAAGGTAGCTACACAAAGGAGAAGAATGCCATTGTAAAGGCACTGCTGGCAGCGGAACTGACCATCACAGAGCGAAGGTACATCGGCTATGAAACGGAAACCGGCTACTACCACTATGCGGTGGATGTAGCCCAATGTTATGAACTGGAGGAATGACTATGGCCACAATTGGTCTCGACAAACTGTATTATGCCAAGATTACCGAGGATGAGGAAGGCAACGAAACCTACGCCACCCCGGTTCAGTTGGCAAAGGCAATGACCGCAGACTTGTCTGTGGAGCTTGCCGAAGCAACCCTGTACGCAGACGATGGTGCTGCGGAAATCGTGAAGGAATTCAAGTCCGGCACCCTTTCTTTGGGTGTGGACGATATCGGTGCCGGTGCGGCTTCTGACCTTACCGGAGCAACCATTGATGCCAATGGCGTCGTGGTAGCCACCGCAGAGGACGGCGGCACTCCCGTTGCGGTTGGCTTCCGCGCCAAGAAGTCCAACGGCAAGTATAAGTATTTTTGGCTGTACCGAGTGGTGTTTGGCATTCCTGCCACCGCCCTGGCTACCAAGGGTGACAGCATCACCTTTAACACCCCCACCATCGAGGGTACGATTCTCCGCCGGAACAAGGTGGACGAGAAGAACCGCCACCCCTGGAAGGTAGAGGCAACCGAGGGCGATGCGTCTGTTGCCAACAACATTATCACCAACTGGTACAAGTCGGTCTACGAGCCGACCTACGCCACACAGACCGCTGAATAAGGAGGAACGGCTATATGAATGAACGCACTGCAAATATCCTCATCGGCGGTGAGGAGTACACTCTGCTGCTGACCACCAAGGCAACCCGAGAAATCGCAGGTCGCTATGGTGGTTTGGAAAACCTGGGCGATAAGCTGATGAAGTCGGAGAACTTCGAGATGGCTTTGGGCGAAATCGTCTGGCTTATCACGCTCCTGGCAAACCAGTCCATTTTGATCCACAACCTCAAGCACCGGGACGATCCCCGGGAACTGCTGACCGAGGATGTGGTGGAGCTGCTGACAGCACCTTCGGAACTGGCTACCTATAAGGCGGCAATCACCGAAGCTCTGTACAAGGGCACCAAGCGGAATATTGAAAGTGAGGCGGACACAAAAAACGCAGTAGCAGCCGAGTAACAGACGATGAACTGTTCACCCGGCTGCTTTATTATGGCTTGGCACATCTCCACCTGTCTGCGGACGAGGTGGATTTGATGTGCTTTGGCCTTCTTTTGGACCTTTGGGAATGCCACAAGCAATATTCCGGCATCTGCAAACCCAAACGGGAGCGTTTCATTGACGAAATAATCCCGGAAGGTATCTAAGGAGGTGGTGTAAATGGCAGATGAATTTGGCTTAAAAATTGGTCTTGATGGCGAGAAGGAATTTAAGAAATCTATCTCGGAAATCAACCAAACCTTCAAAGTCCTCGGTTCAGAAATGAAACTGGTGAATGCCCAGTTTGATGCCAACGATACCTCCGTAGAAGCCCTTACCGCCCGTCAAGAGGCGTTGGGCAGGCAGGTTGATGCACAGCGACAGAAGGTGGAAACCCTCCGTGCCGCGATGCAGAACGCTGCCGAGTCCTTTGGCGAAAATGATCGCCGGACGCAAGCTTGGCAAATCCAACTGAATAACGCTGAAGCCGCCCTAATCGGCATGGAGAAGGAGCTGGAGGATAACACCGCCGCCCTGAACCGTGCCGAAAAAGGGATGGACGATGCTGGAGACAGTGCTGATGAGATGGCGGAGGATGTGGAAGATGCCGCCGAAGAGTCCGATGAAGCCAAGGGTAGCTTTGAAGGACTAGGCTCTGTTTGTAAGGCTACGGCGGCAGCGATGGCGGCGGCTTTCGCAGCTGTTGCCACGGCTGCCGTTGCCGGTGCCAAAGCACTGGTCGAGATGACGACTGCGGGTGCAGCCTACGCAGATACAGTTTTGACGGAGTCTACAGTCACGGGTATCGCAACGGACAAGCTCCAAGAGTATATGTACGCTGCGGAACTGGTCGATGATTCCACAGACACGCTGACAAAGTCGATGGCCAAGCAAATCAAGTCTATGAAGGCGGTGCAAGACGGCACAAAGCTTTCTGTTGAGGCTTATGAGAAGCTTGGCGTCCAGGTAACAAATACCGACGGCTCTCTGCGTGATTCGGACACGGTCTACTGGGAAGTTATCGACGCCCTAGGCAAAGTTGAAAACGAAACCGAGCGTAATGCCCTAGCAATGCAGATCCTTGGCAAATCCGCACAGGAGTTAAATCCGCTGATTGAGGCCGGTGCGGAGCGAATGAACGAGCTGGGTGAACAAGCCCACGCCGCCGGATATGTGGTCAGCGATGATATGCTGTCCGCCTATGGTGCGTTGGATGACCAACTCCAGTATTTGAGTGTCGGTGCAACGGCGGCAAAGAATGCTCTAGGCACGGTGTTGCTTCCGGTACTGACCGACCTTGCCACCGAAGGCAATGCTCTACTTGGTGAGTTCACCAACGGCATCTTGGATGCCAATGGTGACATCAGCAAGATGAGCGAAGTCATCGGCGAATTGCTCCCCCAAGTGCTGGATATGTTCATGGAGTTTTTGCCGGAACTGATGGAAATT